TTCTCTTTTACACCTTTGGACATTTAAAACGCCGATTTCATAATTTCTTTTTTCTTAAATTACAATCTCTACATAATATTTGTAAATTACAATTCTTGTTATGATATTCTATCCATTCATTTTTAAAATCTTCATTTTCGTCTTTAAAAATGGTTAATTTATATACATCACAATCAGCAAAATTTGTTGGAAATGGTTTATTTGTTATTTGTAAAAAATTATCTTTCAAACTTTGAAAAGATGGATTGTCGTGGTCTACGTGGAAATTTTCATATAGTTCATTTTCAGTTTTACAATTAATACACTTTAACGTGCTTTGTTGTTTAAATTTTATAATATCATCTTTAATGGCATTTCGCATTGCTCTCAATAAATCATCTATATTTGTTCTTTCTTTAAATTGACAACAATATACCCAACTAAAGTCAGTTTCACTACCATCAGTTCTTTTAATCATTGTTTGATAGTATTTTTTTACTAACGGATTTGGTTGTATGTAAAAATAATCTATTCCTGACCCTATTTTTTCAAGACAACTTGGATGATTGTTAATCAAATTTACAAAAAAATTATATTTTTCGTGAGTTTTGTCAACACTACAACATCCTAAATTATTTATAATATTTCTTGTATAAATTTCGCATTCTTTTTTAGTTTTAAACGCTAATTCTCCTATATAATATTTTTGCTTCATAATATATTATAATGTTGTATATCATTTAATATGTTTTTATAAATTAATTAAAAATATCACATTATACTACCATAATGGATAACGAAGAACTTATTAAGGAAATAAATATGTTAAAAGAAGAATTAGAAAAAACTAAAACAGAATTAATTGAAACAAAAGAACATCTAAAAAAATATACTGCACCTTCTAATATGAAAAAATATTACCAAAATCACAAAGAAGAAATTATTAAAAAGGTAAAAGATTATAAAGAAAAAAATAATTATAAACCGACTATAGATAAAGAAAAAAGAAAAGAATATAATAAAATAGCATATCAAAAGCGAAAAGAAAAAATGGAAAAAGAAAAAAGTGGAATTTAAAATATTTAGGAATTAATAAATTATTTATATAAAAAACTACTTAAAAATATTTTCTTTGAAATATTTATAAATGGGGAAAAAGAAAAAGCAAGAATTCAAAGAATTTAGGAATACTGAAAAATCTTCTTATAAAACCCTTAAAATTCCTCTAAAAACGATTTTACTTAATCGTGATACAATACAACCTGTTATAAATAATTTGGTTTTTGAAATGAATGATTTAGTGATACATACTTATCAATTTATAAGGTTATACATTCTTCATTGTTATGCTAATAATAACCCTTTACCTGAATTAAATGATATATTTATTTCTTATTGTATCAAAACATTAGGAACTCGTGATAATAGAGGAAAGAAATGTAAAGATACTGAACTATTGGAAAAATTAGAAGAATTTTACAAAACTGAATATCAATTATTACTTAATCACGAAAAAACAAATTTAAAGAATACTACTTTTTTACTACCTTATTTAGCAACTCAAATTCATACATCTTTATCAAATAATATCCAAGAGCATTTTATTCAACATTTCTTACGATTTATTAATAAAACTACAAATGATATTACAGAAGATAAATCAATATTATTCCAATTCAAAAAGAACATTATGGAATTAACAGATGCAAATGAAATATTTAATTTATGGAAAGAAACGCATTTACAAAACATTATTCCTGAAAATGTTAAAAAATCGGTTTATTACGATGTGAAGGGTAGACCATTTGAATATTTGAAAGGAATGTTGTATATGAATTCTGTATTGGAAAAACAAGAAAGTAAATTATTCCAACCATTACCATTACGAAATAATATTATACCAAAACACATTATTTTAGATACTGCGTGTATTATTAATTTATTTTGTCCTGAAAAAGATAAAGATGGTAATAAAATTAAGAAGGGTGAATTATTGAGTAATGTGAAGGATAATCAAAATGAAGTATGGAGTAATTTATTAAATTTGAAACATAGAATATTTAAGAATAAATATTATCAATTTCATAACCAAATTCAAACGGACGGAATTAGTTGTTGCTTATTATTTATTAGAAAAGATTTGAAAGATAAAAAATGGGGTGCAAAAGTTCCTGTATTGGAAGAACAAGATTTTTACAATATAGAAGATTTATCCAAAGGACAATTAGATACTTTGAAAGACAGAACCATTATTGGTTGTGACCCTGGTAAGCATTCATTGGTTTATATGACGGATAATAAAGGAAATAAATTACAATACACAGCACCGCAAAGAAAAAGAGAAAGTAAAGCAAAATGTAATCAACGAATTTTATTATATGAAAGAAAGAAAAATGGAATTATTGAAAAAGAAACACAATTATCATTTCAAAATAGTAAATCAGTTAATTATGATAAATTCAAAATGTATCTTGTTGAAAAGAATAAATTAAATAAAGAAACAACAGAATTCTACAAAAAAGACACTTGGAGAAAAATGAAATTTAGACAATATAGTTATGGTAAGAAAAGTATTGATACATTTTTGAATAAGATAAAGGAAACATTTGGAGAAAATCTATTAATCGGTTATGGGAATTGGAGTAGAGATACTCAAATGAAATTTTTTATGCCTACAATGAATAAAGGATTAAGAAAATTAATCCATAAAAAATATGATACAATAACTATTAATGAGTGTAATACAAGTAAGAAATGTTGTGATTGCCATAAAGATTTAGAGTATTACAAAGATAAGGAAAATAAAAAGGTATTTCGTTTATTAGTTTGTTCTAACTGCGTGAGTTGCGAAAACAAAAAAATCGTATTTAGAACAAGAGACGCAAATTCCTCAATAAATATTTTGAAATTAACAAAATGTTGGATAAATAACCAAACAAGACCAACAGAATTTCAAAATAAAATTTCGTCTTTCACTTCTTATGAGAAGAAGAAAAAGTAAGACCATCAATATTGATTTTACATTTTTGTATTTTTTTTACGCAAAAGTCGGCGTTTTAAATGTCCAAAGGTGTAAAACACCTATCACAAAAAATTAGTGTATCTTCTATATCATCAAAACATTTTACACAATAAGTTTTATCTTCTACATCTATAAAAGTTGTTCCTTCAGCAAAATCCGAAAGAGTTTCTTTTTTCAAACAAATAGAACAATAATCATTCATAATATATTATTGATTATTGTTTTATATTTAAGTATTTTGTCCCATTTTAAATCTTCAAGGGTGTAATAGTATAATTATTATATTACCTATCACCAACTTGCTCTGTATTTATAAAACAACTTATAATAAAGTTGGCGTTTTTTATTATTTCCTAATCTAATGCTGATTATTGTTTCTTCTTTCTGAATCACCATGAACCCCTAATTGCTACATATAATTATTTTTATACAATAGCGTTTGAATATAAAAATAATTAATTTTTTACTTACAGAGTAACAACGTATCTAGCGATTATTTCAACAAATAATCAGGATCTTCTTCAAAAACAGCCGGATTTTTCCAGATATATGCCCAATCAATTTTATCTAATTTTTGTTTTAAAATGTGAATAGCATTTGGATTTATAGATAACCAAACCCAATTCACTTTATCTAAATTTTGTTCTAAAATGTGAATAGCATTTGGATTACAAGATAATTCCGGCCAGCTATCAAAATCATCAACTTTATCTAAATTTTGTTCTAAAATATGAATTGCATTTGGATTTACAGATAATTTATGCCAATCAATTTTATCTAAATTTTGTTCCAAAATGTGAATTGCATTTGGATTACAAGATAATTTATACCAATCAACTTTATCTAAATTTTGTTCTAAAATATGAATAGCATTTGGATTACATGATAACCCTCGCCATTCAATTTTATCTAAATTTTGTTCTAAAATGTGAATTGCATTTGGATTATAAGATAACATATACCAACTAACTTTATCTAAATTTTGTTCTAAAATATGAATAGCATTTGGATTCCAAGATAACATATCCCAATCAATTTTATCTAAATTTTGTTCTAAAATATGAATCGCGTTTGGATTGTTAGATAAACAATACCAATCAACTTTATCTAAATTTTGTTCTAAAATATTTATTACATTTGGATTGTAAGATAATAGTTCCCAAACAACTTTATCTAAATTTTGTTCTAAAATATGAATTGCATTTGGATTACCAGATAAATTATACCAACATAAATAATCTAATTTATCTAAGTGTGTTTCTAAAATATGAATTGCATTTGGGTTTTTAGATAAATATGCCCAATCAATTTTATCAGTATGTTCTGAAAATGGATATCGTAATAGCATTTCTATATTTACCTTAATATGGAACCAAATAAAAATATTTCAATTTTTTTCACCTACATAGTAAACTGCTCCCCCTATAGGGTGAGTAGTTGCAACAATTATTTCAACAAACAAGGAACTTCTTCGAAAATTGCTTTATTTCCCCATATATTGCTCCAATCAACTTTATCTAAATTTTGTTCCAATATATGAATAGCATTTGGATTTCTAGATAACCAAAACCAAGTAACTTTATCTAAATGTTGTTCTAAAATATGAATCGCATTTGGATTTCTAGATAATATATCCCAATCAACTTTATCTAAATTTTGTTCTAAAATATGAATTGCATTTGGATTATAAGATAACAAATACCAATCAACTTTATCTAAATTTTGTTCTAATATATGAATTGCATTTGGATTTCTAGATAAATTAACCCAATTAACTTTATCTAAATTTTGTTCCAAAATATGAATTGCATTTGGATTTTTAGATAAATAATACCAATCAACTTTATCTAAGTTTTGTTCTAAAATGCGAATTGCATTTGGATTTTCAGATAAGCTATGCCAATCAACTTTATCTAAATTTTGTTTTAAAATATGAATCGCGTTTGGATTGTAAGATAAACAAACCCAATTAATTTTATCAGTATGTTCTGAAAACGGATATCGTACTTGCATTTCTATATTTACCTAAGGTGGAACCAAAAAAAACATTTCAATTTTTTTCATGCAAAGTAAAATGTTCCCCCTATAGGGGAGCAGTTACAACAATTATTTCAACAAATAATCAGGAACTTCTTCGAAAATTGCTTGATTTGTCCATATATTTTTCCAATTAACTTTATATAAATGTTGTTCTAAAATATGAATAGCATTTGGATTTTCAGATAATCTTTCCCAATTCACTCTATTCAAATTTTTTTCTAAAATAGGAATTGCATTTGGATTCCAAGATAACATATTTTAATTAACTTTATCTAAGTTTTGTTCTAAAATATGAATTGCATTTGGATTTCCAGATAACATATACCAATCAACTTTATCTAAATTTTGTTCTAAAATATGAATTGCATTTGGATTATAAGATAACAGTCGCCATTTAACTTTATCTAAATTTTGTTCTAAAATATGAATTGCGTTTGGATTGCTAGATAAATTAAACCAATTAACTTTATTTAAATTTTGTTCCAAAATATGAATCGCATTTGGATTTCTAGATAAATTAGACCAATTAACTTTATCTAAATTTTGTTCTAAAATAGAAATTGCATTTGGATTTTGAGATAAATAATACCAATCAACTTTATCTAAATTTTGTTCTAAAATATGAATTACATTTGGATTTATAGATAACCAAGCCCAATCAACTTTATCTAAATTTTGTTCTAAAATGCGAATAGCATTTGGATTTTCAGATAAATAATACCAAACAACTTTATCTAAATTTTGTTCTAAAATGCGAATAGCATTTGGATTGTAAGATAACAGTTTCCAATCAACTTTATCTAAATTTTGTTCCAAAATGTGAATTGCATTTGAATTTCTAGATAAATTATACCAACATAAATAATCTAATTTATCTAAATTTTTTTCTAATAATTCAATCGCGTTTGGATTGCTAGATAACCAAGCCCAATTAATTTTATCAGTATGTTCTGAAAACGGATATCGTAATAGCATTTCTATATTTACCTAATATGGAATCAAATAAAAATATTTCAATTTTTTCATCTATATAGTAAAATGTTCACACTATAGGGAAAGCAGTTACAACAATTATTTCAACAAATACTCAGGAACTTCTTCGAAAATTTCTTTATTTCCCCATATATTTCTCCATTCAACTTTATCTAAATTCTGTTCTAAAATATGAATAGCATTTGGATTTCTAGATAACATTTTCCAATTAACTTTATCTAAATTGTGTTCCAAAATATGAATAGCATTTGGATTTTCAAATAAATAATACCAATCAACTTTATCTAAATTGCGTTCTAAAATATGAATCGCATTTGGATTTCTAGATAACATTTCCCAATAAACTTTATCTAAATTTTTTTCTAAAATGCGAATTGCGTTTGGATTGTAAGATAACCGAGCCCAATTCGCTTTGTCTAAATTGCGTTCTAAAATATGAATAGCATTTGGATTACAAGACAACATATACCAACTAACTTTATCTAAATTTTGTTCTAAAATATGAATTGCATTTGGATTTTCAGATAAATTATACCAATCAACTTTATCTAAGTTTTGTTCTAAAATGTGAATAGCATTTGGATTTTCAGATAAATAATGCCAAACAACTTTATCTAAATTTTGTTCTAAAATATGAATTGCATTTGGATTACCAGATAACCAATACCAATCAACTTTATCTAAATTTTGTTCCAAAATGTGAATTGCATTTGGATTACCAGATAAACAGTCCCAATCAACTTTATCTAAATTTTGTTCTAAAATATGAATTGCATTTGGATTGTAAGATAAATAAACCCAATCAATTTTATCAGTATGTTCTGAAAACGGATATCGTATTTCCATTTATATATTTACCTAAGGTGGAACCAAAAAACATTTCAATTTTTTTACACCTACAGAGTAAATGCTCCACCTATAGAGAAGGAAGCAGTTACAACAATTATTTCAACAAATAATCAGGAACTTCTTCGAAAATTGCTTGATTTTCCCATATATTTTTCCAATCAACTTTGTCTAAATTATGTTCTAGAATATGAATTGCATTTGGATTTCTAGATAAATCATACCAACTAACATTATCTAAATATTGTTCTAAAATATGAATAGCATTTGGATTACATGATAACATTTGCCAATCAACTTTATCTAAATTTTGTTCCAAAATATGAATAGCATTCGGGTTGCTAGATAAATTAAACCAATCAACTTTATCTAAATTTTGTTCTAAAATATGAATAGTGTTTGGATTTTCAGATAAACAATACCAATTAACTTTATCTAAATTTTGTTCCAAAATATGAAACGCATTTGGATTTCTAGATAAACAATGCCAAACAACTTTATCTAAATTTTGTTCTAAAATATGAATTGCATTTGGATTTCTAGATAAAATATTCCAATTAACTTTATCTAAATTTTGTTCTAAAATATGATTTGCATTTGGATTACATGATAACATTTTCCAATTAACTTTATCTAAATTGTGTTCTAAAATATGAATAGCATTTGGATTTTGAGATAACCAAAACCAATCAACTTTATCTAAATTTTGTTCTAACAAATGAATCGCATTTGGATTTTGAGATAACCAACGCCAATCAACTTTATCTAAATTTTGTTCTAATATATGAATCGCATTTGGATTACAAGATAATTCCGGCCAGCTATCAAACTCATCCAATTTGTCTAAATTCTGTTCTAAAATATGAATTGCATTAGGATTTTCGGATAACAGTTGCCAATCAATTTTATCAGTATGTTCTGAAAACGGATATCGTAATTGCATTTCTATATTTTACCTAATATGGAACCAAATAAAAAAATTCAATTTTTTTAACCTACAGAGTAAAATGCTCTCCTATAGGGGAGCAGTTACAACAATTATTTCAACAAATAATCAGGAACTTCTTCGAAAATTGCTTTATTTGCCCATATATAGTTCCAATCAACTTTATCTAAATTTTGTTCCAAAATATGAATCGCATTTGGATTACAGGATAATTTATTCCATTTAACTTTATCTAAATTTTGTTCTAAAATATGAATTGTATTTGGATTTTGAGATAACCAAAACCAAGCAACTTTATCTAAATTTTGTTCCAAAATGTGAATAGCATTTGGATTATAAGATAACCAAGCCCAATTAACTTTATCTAAATTTTGTTCCAACAAGTGAATAGCATTTGGATTTCTAGACATGCAACCCCAATAAACTTTATCTAAATTTTGTTCTAAAATATGAATAGCATTTGGATTGTCAGATAACATATTCCAACTAACTTTATCTACATTTGCTTCTAAAATATGAATTGCATTTGGGTTACATGATAACTCTCGCCATTCAACTTTATCTAAGTTTTGTTCCAATATATGAATTGCGTTTTGGTTCATAGACAACCAAGGCCAATAAATTTTATCTAAGTTTTGTTCCAATATATGAATAGCATTTGGATTGATAGATAAGTATTTCCAATCAACTTTTTCTAAATTCTGTTCCAACAAATCAATCGCGTTTGGATTTGGAGATAACTGAACCCAATCAATTTTATCAGTATGTTCTGAAAACGGATAGCGTAATTGCATTTCTATATTTACCTGAATGTGGAACTAAAAAATATTTCAATTTTTTCACATACAGAGTAAAATGTTCGCCTTATATGGGGAAGTTTACAACAATTATTTCAACAAATACTCTTCTTCGAAAATTTCCGGATTGTCCCATATATATCCCCAATTAACTTTGTCTAAATTTTGTTCTAAAATATGAATAGCATTTGGATTTTGAGATAACATATCCCAATCAACTTTATCTAAATTTTGTTCTAAAATATGAATCGCATTTGGATTCCAAGATAACAGATGCCAATCAACTTTATCTAAATTTTGTTCTAAAATATGAATCGCATTTGGATTTTTAGATAAACAAATCCAATGAACTTTATCTAAATTTTGTTCCAAAATATGAATAGCATTTGGATTGCTAGATAAACAAAACCAACTAACTTTATCTAAATTTTGTTCTAAAATATGAATTGCATTTGGATTTTCAGATAAGCTATGCCAATTAACTTTATCTAAATGTTGTTCTAAAATATGAATAGCATTTGGATTTTCAGATAATCTTTCCCAATTCACTCTATTCAAATTTTTTTCTAAAATAGGAATTGCATTTGGATTCCAAGATAACATATTCCAATCAACTTTATCTAAATGTTGTTCTAAAATATGAATTGCATTTGGATTGCTAGATAAATAAAGCCAATCAACGTTATCTAAATTTTGTTCTAAAATATTTATTGCGTTTGGATTGCTAGATAAATTAAACCAATAAACTTTATCTAAATTTTGTTCCAAAATGTGAATTGCTTTTGGATTGTAAGATAACCAACCCCAATCAATTTTATCAGTATGTTCTGAAAATGGATATCGTAATAGCATTTCTATATTTACCTAAGGTGGAACCAAAAAAAACATTTCAATTTTTTTTCACCTACATAGTAAAATGCTCCCCCTATAGGGGAGCAGTTACCACAATTATTTCAACAAATACTCTTCTTCGAAAATTTCCGGATTGTTCCATATATATCCCCAATTAACTTTGTCTAAATTTTGTTCTAAAATATGAATTGCGTTTGGGTTGCTACATATATAATACCAACTAACTTTATCTAAATTTTGTTCTAAAATATGAATTGAGTTTGGATTACAAGATAACATTGCCCAATTAACTTTGTCTAAATTGCGTTCTAAAATATGAATCGCATTTGGATTTTTAGATAATATATACCAACTAACTTTATCTAAATTTTGTTCCAAAATATGAATAGCATTTGGATTTCCAGATAACATTTGCCAATTAACTTTATCTAAATTTTGTTCTAAAATATGAATCGCATTTGGATTTTCAGATAAGCTATGCCAATTAACTTTATCTAAATGTTGTTCTAAAATATGAATTGCATTTGGATTTTTAGATAATCTTTCCCAATTCACTCTATTCAAATTTTTTTCTAAAATAGGAATTGCATTTGGATTCCAAGATAATATATTCCAATTAACTTTATCTAAGTTTTGTTCCCATATATGAATTGCGTTTGGATTCCAAGATAACATGTTCCAATTAACTTTATCTAAATTTTGTTCTAAAATATGAATTGCATTTGGATTTTTAGATAATATAGACCAATTCACTTTATCTAAATTTTGTTCTAAAATATGAATTGCATTTGGATTCAAAGATAACCAACACCAACTAACATTATCTAAATGTTGTTCCAAAATATGAATTGCATTTGGATTAAAAGATAACATATTCCAATTAATTTTATCAGTACGTTCTGTAAAAGGGTATCGTAATTGCATTTCTAAACAGAGTTGATTTACGTATGTTTAGTCAAGCAAAAAATAATTCAATTTTTTTAGAGCCCCAGGGAAAATTTGGTTCCATCTTTTATTTCAACAAATACGCTTCTTCAAAATGGTTGGATTGTCCCATAATATTTTGTTCCAATCAATTTTATCTATATTTTTTTCCAATATGTGAATAGCATTTGGATTTGTGCATAAATAAGGCCAGTCAACCTTATGTAAATTTTTCTCCAAAATATGAATAGCATTTGGATTTACAGATAAACATGACCAATCAACTTTATCTAAATTTTGTTCTAATATATGAATTGCATTTGGATTTTTAGATAACAACCCCCAATCTACTCTATTCAAATTTCGTTCTAAAATATGAATAGCGTTTGGATTTGAAGACAACCAATGCCAACTAACTTTATCTAAATTTTGTTCTAAAATATGAATTGCATTTGGATTTTCAGATAATCTTTCCCAATTCACTCTATGCAAATTTTGTTCTAACATATGAATCGTATTTGGATTACCAGATAAAATATACCAATAAACTGTTTTATCTAATTTATCTAAGTTTTGTTCTAAAATGCGAATTGCATTTGGATTCCAAGATAAATTAATCCAACACAAACGATCTAATTTGTCTAAATTTTGTTCTAAAATGCGAATCGCATTTGGATTACAAGATAACTCATTCCAATCAACTTTATCTAAATTTTGTTCTAACATATGAATAGCATTTGGATTTCTAGATAACTTATCCCAATAAACTTTATCTAAATTTTGTTCCAAAATATGAATAGCATTTGGATTTCTAGATAAACAAGACCAAAGAACTTTATCTAAATTTTTTTCTAATAAATGAATTGCGTTTGGATTACATGATAATTCATTCCAATCAACATTATCTAAGTGTTTTTCTAAAAATGACACTGCATTTGTGTTTCTGGATAACAAACTCCACATAATTTTATCAATTCGTTCTGAAAAAGAGTATTTGAATTGTATTTCCATAATTAACTAGTGTTGTAAAGGTGGAACCAAACAAAAACAATTCAATTTTTTGCGGTAACTGCACTCCCATAGGGTGAGAATTTGGTTACACATGCTTTTTTACACATTTATAGAACGGTTTATTATTCATTTATGCCCGATAAATAGAAAAAAAGAGATTTTTAATTAAATTACATTTAATCTTGTTCTAAAGGTAGAAATGCGGGAGGGCGTGCGGTGGTGTCCTGCAATTATTTCAACAAATAATCAGGTTCTTCTTCAAAAATGGCTGGATTACACCAAATGTTAACCCAATTAACTTTGTCTAAATTTTGTTCCAACATATGAAATGCATTTGGATTTGTTGACAATACACTCCAAATGTCTCGACGAATTCCTGACAATGGCTCGTTGATTAACATGTCTTCGAAAATATGAATAGCATTTTCATTTTTCGCCAAATTATCCAAATCATAAATAAGTTCAATATTTGGTTCAATTAAATGCATAGCGTTTTTATTTAGAGCCAATCGTTGCCAATCAACTTTATCTAAATTTTGTTCTAAAATATGAACTGCACTTGGATTTCCAGATAAATAAAACCAATCAACTTTATCTAGATTTCGTTCCAAAATATGAATAGCTTCTGGGTTAGATGAAAATAGTCTCCAATCGACCTTGTCAAGATTTCTCTCTAATAAAGGAACAGCTCCAGGATTTCTAGATAACAACTGCCAATTAATTTTATCTAAATGTTGCTCCAAAATAGGCATTGCATTAATATTTTCAGAGCATAACATCGCCCAGTTGATTTCATCCAAATTTTGCTCTAAAATATGAATAGCACTTGGATTCACAGACAATGCAGACCAGCTAACTTTGTCCATGTGTTTTTCTAAAAACGACACTGCTTTTGGATTGAGAGATAAATTATGAAAATTTATTTTATTGGTATGTCCCGAAAAAGGATATCTTAAAGACATTTTTGAATAGCAAATATTGATAGATTTATGAAACACATGTAAAATTATAAAAGAATTTCAATTTTTTCCACATTTGAGAAAGGTAGTCCCAAACTAAAAATTTTTTGTAATGTAAATTATATTGCAAACCAAATGCAAATCATATATTATAACAAAAATTAGATAAAATTTATTAGATAGATTTATTACACCGACCAAAAAGAAAAATGAGACAAACTTTATGTAATATGTTAGAATAAAAAAGAAGTTTTAATTAAATTACCGTTAAAACTAAACACGGTATGATTTTAATCTATAATTTTCGTTTACAAGTGATTCCAACTGTGCCTTCATTATTTTTTGTTCTTCATTCTGTTTTGCTATATGGGCTTTCATTTCCTTATTTTCGCTGATAAGAACGTCTAATTGTCCTTGTATGCTTGAAATTTGTTTTTCAATTTTTTGTTGAATGACATTTTCCAGTAACGAACGAAATGCAATTTCTTCTTCATGCTCTTGTTGTAATGCTTGTTCCAACTCTGACATATACGTTTCACGATTTAAATAAAAGTGAGCTGTTTCATTAGTAATATCCCTTGACCAGTTGAAGAAATCATGTTGATATATATCCATGCGTCCAAGTAATTTTTTACTTTTAGGTTCCCTACAATAGCTAAGCAATGATTTTTCTAGTTGAGGTTGTTTTGGTCCAAACAATGCTGACGTTAACGTATTTAAATGAATCATATTGATAGATTTATGAAATAAATGTAAAAATGGGAAAGTATGTCAATTTTTTCCACCTTTGAGAAAAATAGAGCCAAACTAAAAATTTTATGTAAGGTCGTATTTCCTTCTTTATTTGAATATAACGGTTTATTATTTATTTATGCCCGATAAATAGAAAAAAAAGAGATTTTTAATTAAATTACATTGAAGATAAAATTTCAACAAGTTAATGCATATTATTTTTCACGAGCCAATTGCAATTAGGTAATTTTACCAAAGTATTACATCTGTTATTTTTGCTTGTGCAATTGTGAGAAATATATCGTTGGTCTTGTTCGTGGAACATTTGTAAAATTTTGTCGGAAGCGTGTTTGATTGATTGTGGTTTTACATAATCTGGACTGTTACACACTTCACTGCATGAGGAAGTAATAATAGTTACAAATTCTTCAGAAAGAGATTTGCAAGTTTCTGGTTTGGATAGTTTTTTAGGCTTCTTGTAAATACTGGCATCTTTTATGGTTTTGTTAATTGTGTATATAGGGGGAAGTAGTGTCAATTTTTTTTATTTTTGATAAAATAGAGTCAAACTAAAAATTTTATGAAGTCTCTTTAAGTCGTTTTAAAAATATATAAAAAATTGAACTAAAGATAATTTAACATATAAACTATATAAATAAAAAATGGAACGCCGAATTAATAAAAAGATTGAAAATTATATGTCAGACTTTAAAGATAATGTTAGAAAAAAAGTGTTGGAGCTTGGTTTTAGTGGTTCGAATATGGAGCACCTGGTTCAATATGTGTATGATTATGAAAGATTTAACTTGGTAAAAGAAGATTTTATGAAACGGAAACGAGTGAAGAATGTAGTTCATTTGTCAAATAGATGTTGTGCAAAAAGAGCAAATGGTGAACAATGTACTAGACGTAGAAAAGATGAAACATCGGAATTTTGTGGGACACATTTAAAAGGAACTCCACACGGTGTGTATAGTTTAGAAGAGCCAAAACCACAAGGTCATAAGATTGAAGTTTGGGCTCAAGATATACAAGGTATAGTATATTACATTGATAAGAATTCAAACGTTTATCAAGTAGAAGATATAATGCAGGGAAAAATTAATCCAAATATTATTGCAAAATATGTAAAAGTCGGTGAAACATATATGATTCCAGAATTTAATATATAATCATATACTTTTTTATTTTAATCGTGGAATTTACATTATAATAACGGTTTATTATTCAATTATATAACGGTTTATTATTCAATTATATAACGGTTTATTATTCAATTATATAACGGTTTATTATTCAATTATATAACGGTTTATTATTCAATTATATAACGGTTTA